CCGTAGATGCGTGGACGTGCTGTCGCAGGTGGATAGGCAGCTGACCTTTCAGGAGGCTCGCTCATTGTATGTGGGGGATCCGGCGCTGCAGGCTGTATTGGCGGCGCCGGATCACGGGTACGACGGACCTGAGTATGTGGAGTTGGCTGGAAAACTTCCGTACACTGCAATGTTGTTACGGCACATAGTGACGGAGGGCAGGCCAGCGACGTGTTTAGTACTTTTGGGTGAGGTTGGGCAGTTGTTTGGATACAATGCTTCGGATCCTAAGGATGCTATCGAGGGCGCGCCGATATTCGCAGACCTGTCGTCAGAGCGTCATAATCCCGTGTTGGTGGATACGGTGATGAGGTTGGTCCTCGATCGCAAGAACGTCGAGTTGGTACGACAGTTAACTACTACGTGGCGGGACAGCGCGCCCAAAACGATGCAGCGGATATTCGATATCGGTGTAGAGATGGGAGACTGGATCAACGGTCATGTGGTCGGTTTTCGGGACGCCGCGGGTCGAACGCTACGTAAACTTGCGACGACGGCGTCTTCGGGTGGGCCAAACGCGAAGATCAAGGTCGACGAGAAGCTAGCGCGTGCGTTGGGATTACCAGGCGTGAGCGACAGGGATTATCGGACTACGGCGAAGGGCGTGATCGGGTTATTCGGGGCCAAGGAGCTGGTCAACATTAAGAATATGGTGATGTTGCCAGATGACGAGGGTTATCGACCCGGCCTGCTGTCCTTTCGTACGGTGGCGACGCGACTGATCAGGGTGATTTACATGATCGCGCTTTCAGATCAAATTCCACTACACGAGGTGTATCTTGCGCTCGTGAATTTGTTCAGGGGCGAGTTTTCCATTGACGGGTGTACGTTTGAGGAGGGGTCGGCGGTGCATCTCGCAGGCGGTGAAAGCAGCTTATCACAGATCGGAGGGCTACTTGCTGGCTTGAGCTTTTCGTCGTTTGGGTCTAACGCGGCTGGAAACACGTCAGATTTTTCGACGCAGGATGCTCGGTCAGAGCACACGCTTACGTCGCTGATCATGGGGCTGTCTTCTACAGTGCGGAACTCGGGGCAGTGGGATGTGGGGATGGGCGTGTCGTATTTGATAATCTCGGTAGTTGGCACGTCGCTGTACAGAACGGCTTTTGGTAGGTCGACGGCGCCACAGGCACAAACGGGTAAGGCGGCGTATAGCATGCCTACCTCGTATGGCACTGAACCGTACACGTCAGTAGTTGACCTGCAAGGGTACAACGCATCGGGTGTGCTGTCTACAACGGGTACGAACATGGTGACGTCCGCGGCATGTAATTGGTTACCGCCTACCGTGCCCTTCATGATTATGATCATGGGCGACGACGTAGGTAGGGTCATGGACGTTCAGGATGTCGCGGCGGGGTTGTTAATGCTACAGCAGCAGTCAGTGGAGGCGGGGCAGGTCTTGCGGATGGAGGAGTGCGATTATGGAGAGGTTATCAGCTTCCTCAAGAATTGGATCTTCGATTTTACGGCGTTTAAGCGTAGAATGCCGGTGGATGCGGAGCGTGTGAGTCATCACATGACCCCAAAGATACTTGATTCGAGGTTGCAACGTTTGAAGGAGTCGTGTAGTCGATACATGGACGCGGGGTATGGTTACCATCGATTGCGTATCGGGTACGTTAAAGTCGCTTCGCGCTTCAAGGGTAAGGG